CACGTAGTTTACCTGCTGTGAATGTTGCACCATCACCTGCAAAAGTCAGGTCTAGTGTGTCTGCTGAAGCAAGCGTAACGTCTGCAGCAGGTGTAGCTGAAGGAGCATATGCCCCATCTGCTGCGCCATCAATATCAAACGCTGCAACAAATTCGTCAGCATCTGCTGCACCCAATGTTACTGTTGCGTTTGTACCAGTGTTCATAGTTGCAGATTCTACAACACAAACACCTGCATGAAGTACCCTTGTATTAGCAGGTATTGTGAGACATTGAACTACGTCAGCAGATGAACAGTCAATAGCCTGTGCAGTAAGATCAATAGTTTTCTGTATCATGTAAGGCGAACGCCCTCTTTGGGAATTACCGTGTGCAGGTAAAAGCAAAGCTGTTAGAGTAGCCATAAGTTTATCCTCCCTTACGCTGCGTTATATTTAGCAGTTACGATAGCTTCTGGACGAAGTATCTTCCTGCCATAAAGGTGCATACCACGAACGATGTCACTAAATGAGTCTGGATCACGATAAGTCTCAACTTTGTTGATTTGCTCTGCAGTTGCTACTGCTGAGTCGTGACCTGCCACGATAACACCGAAGTTAGTATTTTGATTTGCTGATCCAGTTGTACCTGCACCTGTTCCTACAGCAGGTAGGTTTGATGATGTGTACATACGGAAGCCATGAATGTTATTCAAGACTAAACCGTTTTGCAGCCCTGCTCCACCGAAGTCAGCATTCATCATGCGTGAATCTTCGTCTTTGAGTAGTTCTACAAACACAGGGTCAACAACGAGCCATCTGCCTCTTGTATCAACTTGCTGTTGATCTAAAAGACGCCCCATACGAGCTATAACTTGTAAGGGAGTTGCTGTTGCAGTATCAGCAGCAGTTGCACCGCCTAAACGTGGCTTCAATGGAATTGAGTGATCACCTGCAGAGGATGTCGTAATGTTTCCAAAGTCACCCTTCTTAAGCTTCATAGAAGAAAGAAGTTCGTCTGTACCTGCAGTTGAAACAGCTACTGAACCGTTTACTTGGTCATTAACTGTTCCTGCATTTGCGTGTAGCGCAGACTGTTTGAAACCTGCCAAATAGCCAAGACATTCTTGATCCATTTGATCAGCTAGTCTGTATGCTGCACGATCAGTTGCAAGTTGCATAAAATCTACGTGACTATGGGCTTCCTCAATATCGTCCATCTTAAAAGCAAAATAATTGGCTTTATCAACAGTTAACTGAAATTCTTCATCGTCAAGATCTTGTGCTTGGATTTGGGTTCCACGAGCATATGCGGATACAGAAATTTCTGGCTCCTTAATAATTTTGACCGTGTCGCCTTGGTTAGCAATCTCACCAAAATAATCGTTATTGGTAATTGCGTTAGCTACGGCACTCTTGCGGAATGCAAGTTGTACCTGCTTGGAATAAATGATTGGTGAAAAGTTACCGTTTGGTAAATTCCCATAACCACTTGCTGTAGTAAAAGCCATTGTAATTCTCCTTATATAGATATGGCTATGTTAAGTTTTACACATCATATCCACGAAAGAGGCCGTTCATTTTAGGGTAGTCAGTGTTGCTAATCAGTTGGCCTACTTCATAGCTACTGGGCCTATATGTCTGGGTAGTTCTTATTGTGGCTTAGTGTTAGTCACACGATAGAGTGATATTTAAGTCACTCTAATCATGTTAGTAGTTATACTTACGAATTTGTTATTGTCAAGTAATTATTTAGACATATCGTAAATAAACTTTCCACTACGAATAGCTTCCATGATCTCATCAGATCGTTTCTCATATTCTCTAGTGGACATCTTGTTAATCTGAGACTCACGAAGGTATGTATTACTTTCTTCAGTTTCAGGTGTATTACGTACACGAGCCTTGACAGCCTTAGCTGCAGCTTTATCTTCTGTGTTACGTTTCTTTGTAGTAATACCTTTGTCTGCTTTATATAAGTCTATGACTCTAGATACAGACTTGGCATCATCAACATTCTCATATAGCGCATCTTGTACCCACTTAGGCTGCTCTTTAGCCCACTCATGGAAAGTATCATCTGCACGAATACCTTCAAAGTCAGGGTGCATACTCAGTAATTCAGCTTCAGCTTTCTCACGTTTAGCATTTACACGTAACTCTTCTACTTCTTTTAAACGCTTATCAATATCTAATGAACGCTCTTGTGCTTTCTTATCTGCTATAGCTTCTACTATTCCTGCTACATCAGGATACTTTTTAGCCCAGGCTTCTATCTCTTTGTCTGACTTAGGTAGTACAAGTTCATTCTTAGCTGCTGAGTCTAGCTGTCCTTTTAACTTTTCTAATTCTGTCTTATGCTCTTCAGCTTTGTCTTGCATGTGGCGTTGAATGTCAGCATAGCGTTGCTTAAATGTTTTCTCTTCTGCGCTTAAGTCATCGTCTGAGGTTTCTTCTTGTGCTTCAGCTTTTGGTTCTTCTTCTTGTTTGGCATCACCTTTTGCTTGAACTGGGGCGTCCTTAACAGTTTCGCTACTGGGTTCTTCTTCCTGTTCTGAGCCACCTGTGTGTTCCTCTAAGAGTTGCTTTAGCTCTTCTTCATCACGCTGTGCACGAGCCGCATTTCTACGATGTGCTGCAGAGTCTACCATTATAGGCTTTGCTTCTTCCGTTGCTGCTGCTGTTTGTTCTACCATTTTGTTTTCTCCTTATGTGGGGCCAGTAATTAAACTGGGTATCCTTATAGTTATATGGAATTGTGTTTTATACAAGTTCTCCTGGTGCTGTTATACTTGCACTAGTAGTTTCTGTTTTTCCGTAGGTAGATCTATTTTCTCCTACTGTATTACCACTATTATCTTTGGTAAAGATAACAGGATCATCATCGTTGTTTAGTACGGTTCCTTGTTTTAAAGTTGCTCCTGTTGGAATAACTGTTGGTGTTGATCTTGGGCTAGGTTTGTTACTTACCTTTGTGCTACTTCCTGCAGTGCTTCCTTCAAGCTGAGTCGTATCTGCAGTTATATCTCCATCTCTACGTGAACCCATAAAAGATTTTTGTAAATTATCACCCTGTACACCAAAACCTTCATCGTCAAAACCAAGTAAATCACCTAGCCAAGTATTACCAAAATCTTTACCTCCCTCTAGCCCCTCATACAAACTACCTTCACCACCAAAGATGCTTCCCTTACGTTTGCTTTGATCTGTTAGTTTATCATTGTAAGCAGCTACAGCTTTAGCGTTTATAAGAGCAGTTACAGGTATTCCTAATTGACCTGCTAGTGCAGTAGATAGGTTAGCTAGTAAGCCTAAACCTTTAGTTGTTTTATCTAAGTCTTTGTCTCCCATTGACTCAGCAGCAGAAGATACACTAGTAGAGAGTGGATCACTAGAGTTATTGTTACTAACCTCTGGCTCTTCACCTACTGTAGTTTCTGTTGTGGTTTGTATAAGTTTAGTAGTCCACCCATCAGATAACATTTGCTCATACACATCTTGAGTAGTAGCATACTTAGGATTCTCACCTTCTTTGTACATTAAGACAGGAACAAAGCCGCTAGGAGTAGCAAAAGAAAACCCTGCTTGATACTTACTAAAGTCAAACTGGGCTTGTGTTGGATCAACATCTTGAGCCATACCACCTGTTTGATAACCTGCGTTACCCATAGCAACAGGTGCGCCTTGTCTATACATCATCTGTTGTTGTTGATAAGGATCTGCCATTGTAGACTGAGAAGCTTGACCTGTAATGAAGCCACCTACTGCAGCACCTATAGCGTCTAGCTCTGCCATCTCTTCAGGTGTAAGATCATTATCGTTAGCAGGTACAGGTTGACCACCTATACGTCCTTCTGCATCCATACGAGCTAATTCCATCTTAGCATTTTCTCGTAAGTCTTCAAAGAACTTCATGCCATAAAAACGAAGAACATCAGCAGGTACTACATATTCACCCTCACTTAGCTGTGCAGGAATGTCATCTCGTACTTCTTCAGGTAAAGAGCCTGGTGGTACTTCATTGCCTGATACTGGGTCTACGTCCTTGTCCTCTGCCATAAACACCATAGTCATTTGTTCATCGTCATTTAGTGCCATTAACTTTATCCCTCAAATATTTTAGCCTTCGTAATGTAGATATTGAACCTTGGCAACGATGCAAGTCTATTGCCACCTCTGACTGTTCTAGCCTTCTATGCTGCTCAAGAATTAAAATGTCTAGTTCTTCACAGAATGCATCCCACTGTGCTTTATTGTTTACAAAAGCTTTAAGCGACATTACCACTGAATCCTTGTTCACCTGGAACTGGGGCTGTTCCTGTACCTATGTTTCCACCTCCTGCTCCTGTCGGGTCTTGTACGTCTGCACCTGCAGGTGGCGCACCTTCTTCAGGAGGAGCTTGTTGTTGTTCAGGGGTTGGCATAGGTTGTTGGAAAGCTTTCATTATCTCAGCTTGTATTGCTGCATCTGCCATAGAGTTTGTAACTTTGTCAGGGTCTAGGTCCATGCTCTTAGCTATCTCTCGTACAATGTAATCCATCTTAGCAAAGGGTGCTAACATTGGGTTAGAAGCTACCTGTAAGAATTGCATTAAGCGTTGGCTGCGTACTTCGTTAGCCATAAGGCTTTCAGTACCATTAGCTTTTACTTCTAAGTCACCACGTATACCTTCATCAAAGTCAAACTGCATGTTGAATGCAAAGAATGCTCTACCTATAGGAGCAATAAGATAATCATCTACGTTCTTTACAACAGTCCTAATACTACCGTTGGCAGCAGACATAAGCATACTAATACCAGAAGCAGTACGACCCACACCTGTAACGCCTGTTTGACCATGAGCGAAAGATGGGAAACCAGTTGATTCATCTGCTAATACCCTTGCCTTATCAAATAGCTGCATGTTTTCACCTGCAACGTTTGGAAACTTAGTGCCAAAGATAGCTTG